CACGAACAGAGTAATACGGTTTATCTATCATTAGAAGAAAATTCTACTAATGCTTATGATAACTATTATTTACTTATATTTACTAATCTACAAACACGAGTTAGCGAAGCGAAAGTGGTAACTAAAGGAGATGTAAATGTAAGGTCGGTAGCTTTAACTTTCAACGTAAACACAGGAGCAGAACCTAAGTATACAATGCAGGAGATGAGTTTCTTTTCCTACGATGTATATGAACAAACAGAAGCGACTAACGAAGATCCATTAGATGCCAGTGTTCTCGGATTGCGAGAGGTTGGCAAAGCGTGGGTAGGTGGTACGAGTGAGGTGGTTTATATTAAACAAGCCGAAGCAAACAATACTAATAGTGTATATTTAAAAGTATGAGTTTCAAAGTAATAAATTTCGCATCAATCAACACACCTAAAGCAGTCGAAAGCCCTGCTAAGGATTGGGTTGCTTACGGTGAAGAGAACGATTATTTCACTTATCTAATTGATAGGTGTAATGGTTCAGCAGTTTCTAACGCTATTATCACGAGTGTAAGCGACCAAATCTACGGAGAAGGCTTATCTGCTACTGATAGTTCTAAGCGACCTTTAGACTACGCTAAAATGCGTACTATATTCAGAGGTGAAGATGTGCGAAGAGTAGCAGGTGATTTGAAAAAGCTTGGAATGGGTGCATTTAATGTAGTTTGGAATAAGGGAAAGACTCAAATACTCAAAGCAAAGCACATACCGATGCAGAACCTACGACCTGAAAAGGCTACGGAGGGAGAAATTAAAGGTTGGTACTATTCAGATAATTGGAGTGAGTACAGGAAAGATAGATACAGACCTAGAAGAATAGAATCTTTTGACGGTTCACGAGGAGAGGAAACTCAAATATTAGTTATTGCTCCTTATTCGGCAGGGTTCTTTTACTTTAGTCCTGTAGATTATGTAGGTGCTTTACCATGGTCAGAGATAGATGAGGAAATAGCAAACTACCACAAGACAAATATCCAAAACGGATTTGCTCCTACAATGCTTATAAACTTCAATCAAGGAGTTCCTACAGAAGATGAGCAAGGAATGATTGAGAATGCTATCGAACGCAAATTAATAGGTACAGGTGGTAAAAAGTGGCTTACGAGTTGGAATGATGACCAATCAACTGCTACTACAATAGAAACAATACCTATTTCAGAAGCTTCAGAGCAATATAAATTCTTATCTGAAGAATCTACACAGAAAATATTAATAGGGCATAGAGTAACAAGTCCTATGCTATTCGGTATTAAAGATGCAACTGGTTTAGGTAATAATGCAGACGAGATTAAAACGGCATCACAGTTGTTTGATAACAAAGTAATACGACCAAAGCAAAACATCATACTAGAAGCAGTTGATAGTATATTGGCAGTTAATGGAATTGTATTAGATTTATTCTTTAAGACTATCGAACCTATTGAGTTTGTAGAAACTGAAGGATTAAATATAGAAGAAACAGAGAAAGAAACAGGTGTTAAAATGTGCGAGAACTTTTCTAAGGAAGACGAGAAGCAGGATTTTATAGTAGCTACTGAGTTAATAGGATTAGGTGAAGAACTTAGTAGCGATGAATGGGAATTAATAGCCGATGAAGATGCAGAAGAACACGAGGATTTATTAGCCTTTGAGTTTGCGAGTACTGGAGTTGCAAGACCTAACGCAAAGAGTGAGCAGGATAAGACTATCAACGGCTTTATGTATAAAGTTCGATACTCTTACGCTCCGTTAAAAACAAGCTCTAATAGTAGAGAGTTCTGTCGTAAGATGGTGAACGCTGATAAACTTTATAGAAAGGAAGATTTAATAGCAATGGGTTCTAAGTCTGTTAATTCAGGTTGGGGTGAAGGTGGAGCAGACACTTATTCTATATGGAAGTATAAAGGTGGAGGTGCTTGTCATCACAAGTGGAGAAGAAAGACATTTAAGAGTACTATTAAATTAGATGTTAAAAGTCCTTTAGCTCCAACGGTAAGCACAGGTAAAGCAGACTCAGAAGGTTACAGAGTACGGAATGATAGAGAGGTTGCTATGAAGCCTATCGATATGACTAACAAAGGATTTATAAAGAAAAGATAATGGCAGCACTATTTTGCAACGAAGATAAATTAAAGAGTTCTACGGCGATTAATTACAACGTAGATACTGCATTCTTGTTACCTTTTTTAAAGATAGCACAAGATAAGAATATGCAGGTTATATTAGGGACTGACTTATACGAAAAGTTGGAAGCTGATATAGTAGCAGGAAGTATTACAGGTAACTATAAAGTGTTAATTGATGACTATGTACAAGATAGTATTATCCATTACGCATTAGTTGAGGCTTTACCGTTTATATCCTTCCAAATTAAGAACGGATCGGTAACTCAAAAGAATAGCGAGAACGGAACTGCTGCCAGTAAATCAGATATTAATTGGTTGATTCAAAAAGAAAGAGATACAGCCGAGTTTTATGGTCAAAGAATCGTAGATTACCTATGTGAAAATTCTAGTTTGTTTCCTGAATACTCAAGTAACTCAGGTGCAGATATGAATCCAATTTCTAATGCATACAATACAGGTCTAAGGATATGATATACAAGCCAAAGAAGAAGAATATAAAGAAGCTATTAATATATTTAAGCTCAGTTAATGTATAGAGATGTAATAGAAACAAATGTTATAAATACGGCTGCACTTGGCATAAGCTTTGCAGATATTAATGGATTCTTAACGGCTATTGTATTAATAACAGCAGCCTTATATAATATCAAGAAGATAGGAAACGAGAAAAACTAATGAAAGCACACTTACTTAGATTACGAGATGATGGGGTTCAAACCTTAGGAGCTTTAGTTATTTATGATGGTGTAGATAAGGTTTTTGAATGCGTTACTTTAGAGCTACCTTGGAAGGGTAATAAGACTAATGTTAGTTGTATACCTAAAGGAGTCTATAACGTAGTGCATAGAGAAAGCACTAAGTATGGTGACCACTTGCATATAGAAGATGTAAACGATAGAAGCTATATACTTATTCATGTAGCTAATTACGTAAGCCAACTAAAGGGTTGCATTGCATTAGGTAAAAGATTTGCAGATATTAACGGAGATGATGCTTTAGATGTAGTATCTTCAAGAAATACGTTAAAGAAGTTGGTTGATATTATACCAATTGAAGGAATAACCTTAGAGATTATTTAATATGATTGGTTGGGATATTGGAATAGGAGTTTACACAGGAGTACTAATCGGAGTTTGGTCTGATAAATTTGGCGATGGTTACAAGCATTGCCTATATATACCTTTTATATTCATTGAAATTAATACATATTATGACACAGATTCTAGCAAATAATTGGGGAGAGTTACTTATTGGATTTTTAGCATTCGCTAAGATAATAGTAAACCTTACACCAACAGAAAAGGACAACAAAATCTTCGGTTACTTTGATGACATCGTAGGGTACTTCGTAAAGGATAAGAGAAAATGAATCCCTTATTCGCAAAAGGCGTATTAGCTATTATCCCTGAGATGTTTAAAGACGTTAAAGGAAAGTGGAGCAGTAAGAGAACTGTTAGTGGTGTTTTAGCTATCGCTGCAGTTACTCAAATAGACGCTACTGGTATCACTTGGCAAACGCTTGTATTAGCAACGATTGCAATAATACCTTTATGCTTTTCGGTATTCGAGAAAAAGTAGTATATTCGTGCTAAACAGAAAGACATGGCACAAAGAAAGAACAACAGATTTCGGTTAAAAGGTGATGAGATAGACATCATAAAGAAACACCGAGCAAACACCCTAGACAATTTTAACGACAATTCATCACTTGATATTCATCTGCTTGAAAGAGGGATTGATAAGAAGGACGTTGTATCCGTTAAACATTGGCAGAACATGGGCGGAGAACTTAGGTTCTCAATCGTTACTAAAGATGGGCAAGGTGGATTCGATGAAGGTGGAATGTTCGAAAGACTAAACACCTTTATAAAAGATCACGCACCTACTTATCCAAAAGTAGAACACAACGAAGGAACTCACTTATTAGTTATCAATCCTGCAGACATTCATATCGGGAAGTATGCGAACGCTGAAGAAACTGGTGAAGCTTACAATACTGATATTGCAGTTGCAAGAGTTATAGAAGGTGTTCAAGGTCTTATCACTAAAGCACAAGGTTTTAAAGTAGAAAGAATACTCTTTTGTATTGGAAACGATATACTACATGTAGATAATGTATATAATACTACTACAAAAGGAACTCCACAAGATTGCGATGGTAAATGGTGGGAGCATTTTGAAATAGCTTTACAACTATACGTTAAATGTGTTGAGATGCTTAGAGAGATAGCTCCAGTTGATTGCGTTCACTCTATGAGTAACCACGATTACCAAAGTGGATTTCATTTAGCGCACGCATTGAAGTCTTGGTTTAGGCTTGCAGACGATGTTTCGGTAGATGCAGGTGTAGCACATCGAAAGTATTATACTTATGGTTCTAACTTAATAGGTTTAGAGCATGGTGATGGTGCTAAGATGGATAACCTACCGATGCTAATGGCACAAGAACAACCACAAGAATGGGCAAATACTAAGTATCGATATTGGTATCTTCACCATTTACATCACAAAGTTAAATATAAATGGCGAGATGCTAAAGACTTTATAGGTGTTACCGTTGAATACTTACGCTCACCTAGTGCAGCCGATTCATGGCACTCAAGAAAAGGATATACAGGTTCACCGAAAGCAGTAGAGGCTTTCATTCACGAACGAGAGCAAGGTCAGGTCGCAAGACTAACACACTTCTTTTAGTTAAGTATCAAAGGGTTACAGAAATGTAGCTCTTTTTTTATGCAATAAAGCTCACTTTATTCTATTAATTATTTGCGTAATCAAATTAAAGGTTTATCTTTGTAGGGAACTAAAAAAGCAAAAGCTATGAAGTATATTATTTATGACATCGAATCACAAAACTATGTCGATATCTTTTACTCAAGAACAGAGTACAAAGACCAAGCAGAAGTATTTAATTCAGAAGCTGATGCGTTACTAGAAATTCAAACGCAAGGCACAAGTTCAATGATTGTAATACATAAAGATGATGAATAGAGATTTAAAGAGTATTAGCAAGCTGATAGAGGACATTACTAGAGATATTGATGGATTAGTATTAGATGGTGATTTGTATGCCATAGAATCTATCGTATTAGCTAAGAAGTTTGAGAGTGCTGCAAAGCATTTAAAAGACTATTGGGAAGAAGACGCTTTACTTAGTACGGAAGTTTGGAAAGGTCAGGAGTTCGAAGGGTATACGGCAACACAAAAAGATGGAGCAAGAAGATATAGCTTCAAGCATTTAGATAACTGGAATACTTTAAACGATCAACGTAAGGAGTTAGAATCTGAAAGTAAAAACGCTTACTTACAATTTCTAAACGGTAATGTTATAGTCGATTCTGATGGGGTTATAGTTCCACAAGCTGAACCTGTAGCATCAAAACAAAGTATAGTATTAACTAAAAATAAATACTAATTAATAGTTCATTCAATTATTAATTCATATATTTGCTTCAAACAAAACAACTAAGCTATGAGAACATTACTAGAAAGATTAAAGCCAGAAGTAAGAGATAGATTAAATTTATCTTACAAAGATTTTCCTGATACGTGTGGGAATATTGAGAAATCTTTACACTACAATCACTCAATCATTCAATTAACTATTAACGATTGTTGCTCGATATTAACTATGACTACAAGAGAGCCGTTAAGCTTTGAGAATGTTGAACAATTATTTACAGAAAACTAAGATGGGAAAACTAAAAGAATTATTTTTGAGAACGAGAGTTCAGCATTTAGATAGAGATGAGATGATCGAGCAGCAGATGAACAATGAGTATGCTAGACATTGCGAATTATCACAAGAGTGGAACTCAGGAGAACGCTCACCAGTTACACGTTCACTAATGGAGTGGGAGCATTTAGGTAAGCCAAGTAAAAACTAAGAAGATGGATAGAGAAAAGATAGCAGAGCTGTACAAGAAGTACAACCTAGCAAAAGAAGATATATACAAGCATCAGCATTATCTGATTATCTCTCGTAGTGGTATAGATAAGATACAAGCAACGGAAGGAATAGAGATAGCTTACGAGGTTATCAAATGCGAAACTAACTTCTGTGTTGTGAAAGCATCAACGAAGGGATTAGAAACATTTGGAAGTGCTATAAAAGGAGCATCGTTTAAAGATGGTAATACGAACTCCTGGTATGTTATGGAGATGGCCGAGAAACGAGCAATGAGTAGAATTGTATTAAAAGTATGTGGATTCTATCAGCTTGGTATATTCGGAGAAGATGAGAGCGAAGATTTTAAACGTAAATAAGATGGCAGCAAACGGTAGAGGGTGGCAACCAGAAAGCCCATTTCAGGAGATTGTATTCAATACATATACCACGAAGTCTAATGCTTGTAAAAGATTAGGATTAGCTCAGTATACTATTGATAAACTATTTAAAGATGAATTAAGATTAACGATTAAGCAACTAAACGCTTTATCGTGGGATTCAAAACTAACTATTAACGATATATTAAAAACGCTATGATTGAAGTAATATTGGAAAGGAGTGCAAGAGCTAATAAAGTCTCCGTAGGTGAGATAGTATCACAAGGAGAAAAGCTATTTGTAAGAGAAGCACGAGCTATGGTAGTAGGTGCAATGGACGAGGTCGGTTTAACTGATGAAGTTATAAAGGAAGCTATAAATAAAGGTACTGCAGAGCTTAAAGACATGAGAGCGATGCACAAGCAACAATTAAAAAGAGCAGGATATTACTCTCAGGGTTATATGGAGGTAATGTGTTACATAAACGAACCAGAAATAAACGAAAGCGACTACACAAGCAGAGAAGAACGATCATTACAGGCAGTCATTATGGGGCTAAAATCAGAAATCGAATCATTACAAACAAAAATAATCCAATTAAAATGGTAATCAAAGGAACAGTAGTAGAGATTAAGGAATTACAAGTAATCTCTGAGAAGTTTAAGAAGCAAGAAGTAATCATTAAGCAAGAAGGTGTAGAGTATGATGCTGATATTCCTATCGAGTTTATACAAGACAAAGGAATAGAGCTTGTAAAAGGCATGGCAGTTGGTGGTTCTTACGAAATAGACATCAATATAAGCGGTAGAGCTTGGAAGGATCGCTACTTTGTAAGCCTTAAAGCTTGGAAGGTTTCAAAAGTAGAGGCTGCTCCTGAAGGAAACGAGCCTACTGGTGATGGAATGCCCTTTTAAAAGAGTAGTAAATCTACTCAGTTGGTTGAATTTGGAGGTGCTTTAGTTAGTGCCTCCATTTTTTTATTCCAATATTTATTTATATGTTTGTAAAAACTAACTAAGATTATGGAAAGAAATTTTAAAGGTATATGGATACCGAAAGAGGTTTGGTTAAGTAAAGACCTTGCTATTATGGAGAAGTTGTTCTTAGTAGAGATAAGTAGCCTTGATAATGAGAAGGGTTGCTTTGCAGGTAATGGTTACTTCTCTGAGTTCTTCGAATTAAGTAAGACCAGAGTAAGTGTAATTATTAACTCATTGGTTTCTAAAGGATACATCACGTCTACTCTAATATATAAAGAGGGTACTAAACAAATCTTAAAGAGGGTATTAAAGATTTCAATGGGAGGGTATATAAGAAAACAAGTAGAGCCTATTAAAGAAAAGTTTATAGATAACAATACAGTTAATAATACAATTAGTAATACAGTTAATAAAGATAAAGAGGTAAAGAAATATTTTGATAATTTAGAGATTAATAATTTGTTTAAAGAGTTTCTAAATCTAAGAATATCTTTAAAAGCTAAAAACACAGAGAGAGCTGTTAAGCTTATATTAAAAAAATTGGAAGGATTACCTTCAGAACTACAAACAGAGATGTTAGAGCAGTCAATAGAGAACTCTTGGAAGAGTGTATTCCCTATTAAGCGACAATTTAAAAGCACACCGAAGCCAAGTTTAGCAAAGCAGTACTTTCCTGAGATGTTTAACGATCCATTTGCTACTGATTTAAAAATAGAAGATAATAGAAAACTACTTGAATAGTTGGTAGTCTAAAAAATAACTATACATTTACAAAAACAAAAACAATTATGAAGATAGGAACGGATTTTAGTGGAATAGGTTCACCTGAGAGTGCATTGAAAAGGTTAGGTTTAGATATAGATGAGGTTTTTGCTTGTGAGATTGACAAGTTTGCAAGAGCTTCGTTTAATGAGTTGCATAATCCTACTACAATGTATGAGGATATAACGACAAGGAATCACTCAGAAGTGCCTCAGTTAGATTTGTATGTAGCAGGTTTCCCTTGCCAGTCATTTAGTTTAGCAGGTAAGCGTGGAGGGTTTGAAGATACAAGAGGAACTCTATTTTTTAATGTAGCTGAGTTTATAAAAGAGAATCAACCTAAGTGCTTTGTACTGGAGAATGTAAAAGGATTACTTTCACACGACAACGGAAGAACATATCAAACCATTACAGATGTGCTAACGAATGGGGGTGGTACTTTAAACGGACAGATAGGTTTAGATTCCATAGATAATGGATTAGGGTATCATGTGTACGCTCAAGTGTTAAACTCTAAGGATTACGGTATACCACAAAATAGAGAGAGAATATTTATAGTAGGGTTTAAAGAATTTAGAGAGTTACGATTCCCTAAGAAGATGGAGTTAAAGTTGAGGTTAAAGGATTTACTAGAGAAGGAAGTAGATGAGAAATATTATTTGAGTGATAAAAAAATAGCCTTTCTGAAAAGAGCAGAAGGTACAACATTCAATATAAATAAAGATTTATTAAAAAAAGAACTAAATGATTTATCCAGAACAATAACTAGTAGCTACTACAAGGCAGGTAGGACAGAACAATACATCTCTCACTCACTTTACCCAAGAAGCTCTAAGACAGGTAAGGGGGGTTCTGGTCATTTATCTAAAGCAGATGGCACAAGTTATTGTGTAGATACTGGTTGTTCGCAAGGGGTTGAAGTAAATAAAAGAATAAGAAGATTAACACCTTTAGAGTGTTGGAGATTACAAGGATATACTGATGAGCAATTTAACAAAGCTCAGAAAGTAAACTCAGATACTCAGTTATATAAACAAGCAGGTAACTCTATAACCGTTGATGTGATGGTAGAATTATTTAAAAAGATATACGACATCTAAAAAATTAGTATACATTTACAAAAACAACGACATGGAAATAGGAAAAGAATCAAGTGATGAATTATTAAGCTTCTGTGGAATGACATTAAAACGATGTCTATTTGAGATGAGTCAAAACAAAGATCAAGCGGATATTGTAATCATGGCTAATATCTTAATGACTGACTTAAACCAAACCTTTCACCGGTTAACTAAGGAAGATGTTACATTAGCATTTCATAGAGGAGTAAGAACAGGAGAACAACTTGCAATCAATCCAAGAACGTGGTGTAACTGGTTAAATTCTCAGAAGTTGAAATCGAACGCTACAAGGATTAACTCTGCTCAGCTTAACGAGAAGCTGTTAATCGATACAGAGTTCGGTAAAGTGGATAAAAAGCAGGTTCTGAGGGATTTCTTAACGCTTTGTGTAATCGAACCATACGAACAATACTGTAACGATGAAGATATAAGCATTCAGGGAGTAAATCAAATCTACTTATGGCTAGAGAAAAACGGATTTCTATTTGTAGATGAAGAGGAGAAGGAAAAGATTTGGAGAGAAGTGCAAGGAATGATTAAGCGAGGTAAGATGTTTGTGCAGAACAACGCTAAGAAATATCACCCTGTAATAATGTGCAGAGAGATAGCTATTATAAACCTCTTCAGAGACATGAAAGAGATGAAGGTAAACCTAAGAGTTGAAATTTTAAAGATGTTAGACAATGAATAAAGAAAAGAAGATAGTTACAGATAACAACTGGGTTCTTGTGGTAGGTGGTCAATTGCCTGATATAAAAAGCCAAGAGTCTTTAGATAAGAGAGCTAAACGAAGAAAAAAATACAATGTAAGAGATGAAGAATAAAGAAGATGATTTACAAACTGCAGTAGTTACTTACTTAAAGTTAGAATATAAAGCTTTGTTCTGTGCTTCTCTCGGAGGTCAGTATCAGAAGTACCAATCTCAGAGAATGAAAGCCAAGAGGACAGGATATGTAGCAGGGTTTCCTGACTTATTCATCTATGAACCTAGAGGTAAGTATAGTGGTTTAGCTTTAGAACTTAAGGTAAAGGGTAACTACGCAAGTCCAAAGCAGAAGAAATGGTTGTTGGATTTAGTAGATAGAGGATATGATGCATGGGTTTGCACTGGATTCGATCAAGCAAAAGAAGTGATAGATAATTATTTCAATCAATAAATTAGTTTTATATTTGCCTCAGTGAGTAAGCTACTTGAACGCTACACTAAAGCCCTATCGAAACCTAACAAGGTTTAATTTCAACACGATAGGCAGAGTTAAACCTTTGGGGTTTAAAAGTCAGTGTTGGGAAGGCAAGGGATTTCCTTCCCAACTATGAACTAACTAAAACACGACTAAGATGGAGGTTTTAAAAATAAAAAATTACGAGTGTAAAGATTGGCTTTTAAATAAACATTATGCTAAAAGGTTGTGTAGTATATCTTATGCGTTCGGGTTATATATAGATAAAGTACTAAGTGGTGTTGTAACGTTTGGTATGCCCCCTAGTGTTAATCTTGCTGAAAGTATTTGTGGGGTAGATATGAAAAATAAAGTGTTAGAATTAAATAGATTAGTAGTAAATGAGGGTTTACCTAAAAACACTCTATCTTTTTTTGTTTCAAATGCAATAAATAAACTAACTAATAATAAAATAATAGTTTCTTTTGCTGACGCTAATATGTTTCACAATGGTTATATTTACCAAGCAACAAATTTCGTGTACACTGGGTTAAGTTCAAATACCACCAAATTAGTAGATAAAAACGGTGAAGAGTTCCATTTTAGAAATATAGGTCATTATCAAAAAAATAACAAATTAAATGTGAATTTAATAAAGAGAAGATTAAACGAAGAAAGTATAGATAAAAAACAAATAGCTGAATTTTTACGAGAGAATAAAAAAGGGATTAGCAATAAAGAATTAGAGAAAATAATTAAGGTAAATAAAACAACTATTGAGCATTGGTTTAGGTTAGATTCAGGATTTAGTTTCCCAACTATAGAACATTGGATTGAATTACAGAAAGCTTTATCGTTTGATGACACACATAATGATAAAATGATTGCTTTTGAAATGATTGCAGATTCCAACGAAATAATAAATAAGTTAGAATTAAAAAAAGTTAATATATTACCAAAGCACAGGTATGTTTACTTTAAAGGAAGTAAAACATTTAAACAGAAGTGTTATAATAACTTAAAGCTAAACATAACCAACTACCCTAAAGGAGAAAACAAAAGATACATAAATGTATATAAACCGAAAGTTCAGGGGGTTTTATTTTAAAAAACCATAAACTAAGACAAACAAGATGACACAAAAACTATTTATAATTACAACCCTAGTATTAATTATAGCATTTAAGCTATACGATAAATCAGTAAACAGATGAACAAAGATTTGGAAAAGAAACCTACAGAGATAGCATCAGCTATGTTTGAGAACTGGTTAAATGACTTAGAGGATAAAGAGCAACCTGAAGCTTGTAGTATAGACAATGAAGATTGTGAAGCTTGTGGATCGTAGTATAGAAGAGAAGGTATGTGCTAAGATATTAGAACGTGCTGAGATGGGGAAGAACAAATACGGTACTACAATGGAACGTACAGACCTATCCGTTACCGAGTGGTTAACTCACGCACAAGAGGAAGCAATGGACTTAGCTATATATTTAGAGAAAATAAAAAGCATAGTTGGCAATGAGTAGCACAATTATTGTATATTAGCAGTAAGAATTTCCACTTCTTAGTTGTTTTGATGGGGGTGAAGGGTCATAGCTTCACCCCCTTTTTTTATAACTAAGATTAAAAACAACTACTATGAGAGGATTAATCAATCACACAATATTAAAAGGCATTAAGAAGGGTGCTAAAGCTCACGTAATAAGAAGATACCTTTCTATATACTACAGAATTAAAATAGGACACAGAGCGTTCATTACAAGGTATGGAACAATTAAAAAACGTTATAGCAGCACGCTATAGCGAAGTAAGTAATATAGCTCTTAAAGTAACTAAGGGTAATAGGGAAGATGCACAAGATCTCACACAAGAGGTTTATCTTATAATGCTCGAATATGACCAAAGCAAACTACTACAAATAGTGAGCAATGGTCATTTATTGTTTTGGGTAACAAGGGTAATGATGAACCAGTACCAATCTTCTAAGGCTTCATCTTTCAAGAAGAAGCACAAACCTTTACCGATAGACGAGAATGCAATCATAAGCACTCTAAGAGCTGAGAACATCAATGAAGTAATCGAGGAGGATTTAGAATACTATCGTAAGTTAGACTTAATCAATAGGTCAATGGAGGATTTACACTTCTACGATAAGACTCTATTCAAAGTATACTACGAATCAGACCATACTATCAGAAGTTTAGCACAAGCTACAGGTATAAGTACAACCTCAATCTTCTTAACTATCAAGAAGGTTAGAAACTATATCAAAGATGAAGTTAAAAACAAGTAGCAGAACTTATCAGGAGCGAATGAGTATCTGCAAAGTATGTCCTCACTTCCGAAAGTCAGTAAGTCAATGTAAAAAGTGTGGTTGCTTTATGAAAATCAAAGCGCAAATAGCATTCACTAAATGTCCAGTAGGTAAATGGGAAAGAGAGAACGACTTAACAACCGACCAACTAAGTATATTAAAACGATTACTAAAGCAAATAGGCTCAGATAAGATAAGTAGAGAAGGAAATGTAGGAATCACAAACCTATACAATGAAATCTTCGGAATGAATAAGAAGGTTTCGAGTTGTGGCACTTGTGTTGCACAGACAATAAAAGAATTAAAGGAAGTAATGAGTAGCTATGAAGATAGAGAATAGAAGAATATCAGAGTTAAAGTTTGCAGAGTATAATCCACGAACGATTAATAAGAAGCAATTCAAGGATTTAAAAGCAAGTTTAAAGAAGTACAGTTTAATTGATCCAATCATTATAAACTCTTCTAAGGATAGAGAGAATATTATCATAGGAGGGCATCAACGCTCTCGTGCTTGGCTTGAGTTAGGGAATGACACAATACTATGCGTAGTTCTGGACTTATCTTTAGCTGACGAAATGGAGCTTAATTTACGCTTGAATAAAAACGGAGGTAAATTTGATGATGATTTACTATTGAATTACTTTGATGAGGATTTACTATTCGAAGTAGGGTTTACTGTAAACGACTTAAACATCAACTTAGATAAGTACGAAGATAATACATTAGCAGAAGAAACTAAGAACGTATGTGAGTGTTGTGGCGAACCTCTATAAATTTAGACACTATCTACTAATGGGTTTATTCGGTGCTATAATATTCAGCATTACATTAATACTATTAACGACATGATTGAATTACATAAAGGAGATTGCTTACAAGTTATGAAGGGTATTCCTTCAGGTAGTGTAGATGCAATCATTACAGACCCACCGTACGGAACAACTGCGTGTAAGTGGGATTCAGTTATAGACTTTACTTTAATGTGGGAACAACTGAATAGAATCATTAAACCGAACGGTGCTATTGTATTATTTGGAAGTGAACCTTTTAGTTCTGCTTTACGCATGAGTAACATAAAAAATTATAAGTACGATTGGAAGTGGGATAAAGTAAACTCTGGAAGCTTTGCAGTTGCTAAATATAGACCATTAACAGTTTTTGAAGATATTATTATTTTTGGTAAAGGCAGAATTAATTATTACCCTATAATGGAATTAGCAGAAGATAAAAATAAACGACCAAGAAACGGAGAATATAAGCGTAAAAAAGATAATAGTAATGGAATGGGAAGTGGAGTATTTAAAAGCTCAAAAAAACATAATGAAAATTTAAGGTTTCCTAAAAACAGGCTTGTATATAATAAAAATAAAGGAGAATTAAACGCTATAAATAGAATACACCCAACACAAAAACCAGTATCACTTATGGAGTACTTAATTAAAACCTACACCAACGAAAATGAAACTGTTTTAGATTTTACAATGGGTTCAGGTAGTACAGGAGTAGCAGCAAAGAATACCAACAGAAGCTTCATAGGTATTGAACAAGATGAGAAGTACTTCAATATAGCGAAGGATAGAATCAATGCGTAAGCACACTAAAATATACTTAGAGTTCTTTAACTTTGATGAGTGCGATTATATACCATGTGAAGTATGTTCATCTCCTGCACAAGACATACATCACATCGAGGCTCGTGGCATGGGAGGGAGTAAAGTAAAGGATTACATCGGTAACCTACAAGCGGTGTGTAGACCTTGCCATATTAGATACGGAGATAAGAAGCAATACAAAGAAATGTTAATCGAAATCCATATGAACTACATGGATAAATACGGAAAACTACAATAAGATGGAACAACCAAAAAACGAAGGAAGTTATGTGTGTAGAATGAGTAACGGCTACATCAAGTTATGCTACTACACAGGTACAGAATGGTTAGATATGTGGGAAACTACATTGAAAGGTGAAGTAATTAGATGGATGGAAATCCCTAACGAACTAAAACAATACTAAGATGAATGAATCACAAACGATAACTTTAGACATTTCAGATAGCGACCTTAAATCACAAGTTGAGAGGTATGCTAAACAAAGAGGTGTAGAGGAGCTAGAAAATGTCATAGATATGATTGACAGTATGTATGATGGTTTTATTGTGGAGGAAATTGCAAAAGCATTGAATCAAAGAATCAAAGAACTAAAACAAGAGTAAAGACCTTCTCAATTAATATAGGCGTTAGATTATGTTAGATAAATACATCAAAGAAATTGCAGAGAATTATGCTTTGCACTGTTTAGACACAACAAATGACACATCAAAGAGATTGTCGTTTAATGATTTTGTTAACCGTTAGTCGTTAACTATTAATTAAAGTAGGCGGATAACTTCCGCTTACTTAAAACAAGACTAAGATGAAGAAGAAAAATAACTTGTTTGAATGGTGCGTAGCTTCAATATTGGCAACGGGGGTGTTTTATTTGGCGATACTATTTTTAAACAACTAAAACAAGACTAAGATGGAAGAGAGAAAAGAGCAAAACAGAACAAAATTAGCTAAAGTACAGATGCTTAAAGCATTAGAGAAAACACTTGGAATTGTTACAGGTGCTTTAAAGATTGCAGAGATAACTAGAACGACCTACTACTCTTGGTTAAAGGCAGATGAGGAGTTTGCTGCTAAGGTTAAGGCAATGGATAACTTAGTATTAGACTTTGCTGAGAGTAGCTTAATGAAGCAGATTAAAGAGGGTAATCATTCAAGTACTCAATTCCTTCTTAAGAATAAAGGAAAGGTAAGAGGGTACGGCGATAAGTTAGATATTACCAGTAACGATGAAACGATTAAAATACATATAGACCTTGGAAATAAGTCCTGAATTTACGAGTAAGCAGAGGGATTGTTTAAGATTCCTATTCGATGACTACACAAACGAGGTTCTATTTGGTGGTGCTGCAGGTGGTGGTAAGTCTTGGGTAGGTTCTGCTTGGCTTGTTACTATGTGTTTACGTTATCCTAAGACTCGTTATCTTATGGGAAGGTCTAAGTTAGACGCATTAAAGAAGACTACGTTAAACACATTCTTTGAGGTGTGTGGTGCTTGGGGTTTAAAGAGTGGAGAACATTATACTTTCAACGGATCGAGTAACATCGTTACATTTAAGAACGGTTCAGAGATTATACTTAAAGATTTATTCTTATATCCTTCAGATAGAAACTTCGATAGTCTTGGTTCATTAGAGATTACAGGTGCATTCATTGATGAGGTAAACCAAGTAACATACAAAGCAGTCAATGTAGTTCAGTCTAGGATTAGATATAAGTTAGACGATTACGGAATCATTCCAAAGCTTCTAATGACTTGCAACCCTGCTAAGAATTGGGTGTATACTGAATACTATAAACCTGCACAGTTAGGTGCACTTAAAACCTATCGTAAGTTTATACCTTCTCTAGTAACAGATAATCAATTCATCTCTAAACATTATGAGAAGCAACTATCTAAACTAGATGAAGTTTCTAAGCAACGTCTACTATTTGGAAACTGGGAATATGACGCATCAAGCGATTCACTTATTAACTACGATAGTATATTAAACTTATTCGATAACAAAGGAGCAGAGGGAGAGAAGTATATCAGTTGTGACGTTGCTCGTATGGGAGAGGATAAGTCTGTAGTGATGTTATTCGAAGGGTTACACGTGGTAATGATTAAGACATTCGATAAGAATACAATCACAGAATTAGCTGAATACATTAGAGAGTTGCAAAAGAACCACCAAGTAAAGTTATCTAACATCATTGTCGATAGTGATGGTGTCGGTGGTGGGCTGCAAGATGTACTAAGGTGTAAAGGATTCATCAACAACGCATCACCAATTAAGAAAGAGAACTTTCAGAACCTTAAAACACAATGCTATTACAAACTAGCAGACTTAATTAATAAAGGACAGATAGGTATCACTATTAGAGATGTAGACACACGCAAACACATTACAGAAGAATTAGAGCAGGTTAGAACTAAGGATATAGATAAGGACGGTAAACTTAAGATAGTACCTAAAGATGTGGTTAAATCTGTGATAGGTCGTTCTCCTGATTACTCCGATGCTTTAGCTATGAGAATGTTTTATGAGTTACGTTCTAAGGTTGGAAGGTATGCAGTTA